CCTAACAACGCGATTAAAAAGCGACCATCACCAGCTTGTGACGCTAATGATCTGGCTTTTAATTCTGCCATTTCTTTGGCTGTCCAACCTTGTGCAAAATTTTGTTGCGAAACCAACCAATGCATAGACGCGCTTTGCATTTGTGCGAAAGAGCCAATCAAAACAGACATTTCAAAATCTTCTTTTGACAGCGGAGTATCTGAGTCAGTGTATTTGAGTTTGTTCTCAGACATACGCCAGTGCATATCTCTATACCAAGACCCTATCAAAGCCGTGCCTGTCATTGCAATATCTGCCAAAAACGCCTGATGATCTTGATTTGGATCATCGTTAGATATAATCCCATCGTTTGACATATGAAACGCTATCGGCGGTGCATACACCCTCTTTTCATCATGAGTGGTGAAATAATTCGTATACATAAATTTGTCGTTGATCATTTGAATATGATAGCCAATATGATTCAATCCCTCTTCGCTACTAGCATCAATGTCTAACTTATTCATCTCACGGATAACAATGTCTCTACGAAAATTCTCATCCCACTCAATCCAAAGATTGTTAAATGGTGGTATGCCACGCTGTAACATCTCAAGCAGATGCTTTGGCCTAGCCATAGATGCGAGAAAAGCATGCTCCACAAGACTATTACTGACCACGAACTTTTGCGCCGTAGCGATTTGAGATTGCACGTTGCGCCTCATGGCTTCAGCATACTTACCGCCCTTATATCCAATAAGACCTCTCTTTGGCTCTGCAAGAGCCGCTAACAGGGTATTAGACAGGGTAGGTCCGTTATCCTCCCAGTAACGAACCCCTTGGCTATCCCTGCCTAATTTGCGTTTTTTCATGTCATCAGCCATACGCTCAACGCCATCCCAGCTTAGATCTGAACGCTCAACATTATCCCAGCTTAGATCTGAAACATATCCAGTTGAAAGATCGTGATGATTAATATCAAGTGGTATGCCTTTTCCCATGTGCTTTGAGCGTTCATGTTCATTCTTTTTGAGATACCTGTTCATGCTCATCCTAGTGCCGTGTTGTCCACTTCTTCCTTTCTTTTTAGCCATTGGACACCTTCCTATAGTGATAATAGAAAGGCTCACGGAATGAATAATACTCCCAATCTGTTGGCTTATACTTTTTCAAAACAGCATTTATAATTCTGTAAACATCATCTGTTGTTTCAAAATACTTGCCGCCAAACCCATCATTCTTTGGCTGTATGTCATTTAAGATCAAAGCATCGTGAATGATCTTACGAAACTTTGGTGTCATATCTCGCATGGTATGCTTAACTTCATGATCCCAAAAATAAGCTATTCCCATGTAGCTATTCGTTCCTACGAAAGACTCATCCAGCTTTTTTAACTTAGAATAACCATCGCTGCCGCATGTCATTGCCACTGATAATGTGTAGCAATTCTTTTCATATTTTGGCATTTTCATTGTTCCACCCTCAATCTTGCCTTGATTAACATTGACTGTGCTTCTTGCAATCCACCAGCCGCACCAAGTAACAACTCAGCTTCAGCTTCGGTGGCATCGCTTGTAACTAAATCATGCACGGCGTTAATCGTCTGATTAAGCAGCGCCTGTACCTCCAAATAATCTGTTGATCTACTCATTTTTACCCTCCAGTGATAGTGCCTGATAACAGATATAAGAAGTGATTGCATACTTGTCAACAAAAAAAGGGGCTTTCGCCCCTTTTAATTAATTTTTTATTAAATCTCCCATGGCAACTTTAACTTCCTGATGTAATGTTGACACCCTGCTTTTATTTTCTTCTACCACGTCTATACATTGATTAATAGCGTCTGCATGTTCATCAAAAGCCCATATGCGATCTTGATATAATTGATTCAAAGCATCATCATGAATTTTCTTATTGGCAATTAATCCATCAAGAATTTTATCACGGACAATTTCAATATCAGTGAGATGAAACTGATTCCGCATAAATCTATGATAAGACTTTAAATACACATCATCTTCTTCGTCTAATTGATGCGGCATTACCTTTGCTTGATGTGCGGCATTTTCAATAAACTTTCTGAGCATGTAGCCGTCTTTCATAACATCTAAACCATCTGCTGCTGGCTCTGGATATTGTGGAATGCGTAACATTGTGTCTGTTGCTGGTTGTACTAATTCAAGCATTGTTTTATCTTTCTGGCCTATGGCCTTTGTTATTTATCACTTATTAATATCACAACATTTATTGTTATAATGTTTTTGTCCCAATAAACCTTGTTGATTATTTAACAATATCATAACAATTTTTATTATTGACGTTCCGGGAAGAAAAAAAATAAAAAAAAGTAAAGGGGCTTATGCCCCTTCACGAATCCTATCCCAGTATAGATTAGGATTTCCCAAAGCCTCTGGGCAGTGCTTTTTCAAAAAAGCTTTCGCTTGTTTAATACAATCACGATAAAACTTTTTATCATCTGGATTGTCACTGTAATGACCTTGCTCCCAATACAAGGTTCCTGAGTCGTGAAACAAAGCCCATTTATATAGAGCCTCTTTTATAATCCACTCATCAGGAGCGGTTTCTACACTTTCAATACAGCCATCGACCATATCAATGTGTTCAAGTTGATACATCAACTCATCAAACTTATAAGCATCATTAACGATGCTGCGGGAGTTATTAGCCATGAGAACCTCCTATGGCGAGTGAAAAAAACTTAATCTCTTCATCTTATAAATACATTATATAGCAATGTTTGCATAAAGTCAAGCACAAAAATATCACACTATTTCATTTAAATGATGATCAGTCCAAATATGTGTGACTTGTTTAGACACTGTGCCATGTTGATCAATGTCATCTGGCACGTTGTCGGCAAAGGCGTCATCTGGGATATTTGCATTGGCTGTATCCCAAGCCAGCTTATTAGATTGAATCCAGTCTCTGTAGTTTCGATCCATGTTTGCCATGGATGCTTTACCACGCCTACTGCCATCAGAGACGTTCTCTAAAATCTTACATTCATAACTTGTTCGATTTTTATCACTCATCTTCACACTCTGCCGCGCAAGCTAAATAACCGCAACCGTCAATATAATTGTCCTCATGCTTCACGTTACTTTTAATACGAGCAATTTTCAACAAACTCATCATTACACCTACATCTGTCGGGCTGACTTCGATGCCAAGGTGAACTGACCAATAACTGGCAATCGTCCTGAAATTGTCCTCCATAGCTCCGTGGTCTGCTGCCCGGTCTTTCGTCACATATTGTTTAGCTGTCTCCAGCACCTCTGCCCTTTTCATTATCTGCCCTCTCTCCCTGACAACAATCTGATATAACCATTTTACATACCGAACATTGGTAATGCCCATGCACCTCAATTGATGGCATGGCTGTGTGACATCTAGGACACAAACCATCTGCAACTAAGCGAGCTAAACTGCCATCACCGTTTTTGATCATACATTATCCCTACCAGTAACTGCTTCATACTCACCACGACTCATCGGACCTTCAACTGACCCAAGCCATATCCTGCCACCTGTAGCGGTCAATTGAAACTTATCTATGCGGCCCTCTTGTTGTAGATCCCGAACATATCGCTCTAACGTATGCTTACTAACACCGCGCAATACTTCTGGTGCGTCAGCATCCTCAGACCTTTTGTGAACACCGTTGTTACCGCTCATATGTGTGAGAGCAACACCATTGTTCTCACATTCGATTATCCAATCATACATAGCGGTTAACTTCATCTCCAACGCTGTGCCTGTATTCATTGCGGCTATCTCATCAGTGCGGTCATTAAGCAAACCTGTCAGCGGATCCCTAACAAAATGCCGAACATTTCTACTAGCTGGTCCGTTAGATTTAACCACAGCGCCATCAAAGCAACTGTTACGCTGGTATGGCATACCCAACCGTTCACATGTTTTCTTGCCACGAGCCGTATCAACCTGCCACATAGCAAACGATGACCTCACACCATCAACCAAGGCTGTTGTACCCCTGATCAAGTTACGAGCTTGCTCTGGTGTTTTAACCACAGCATCGTCCTTTATCTTTGTCATATGATGACAAACCAGTACAGATGCACCTGTTTCTGTAGCCATACGAGCCAGCAGACCTGTTAAAGCAGCGCCAGCCGCAGGATCGGCGTTAACATCGGCATGTACAAAGGATGCCAGTGGATCAAACACAATCAACTTCAGATTATTCATCTGTATAATTTGTTCGTATATCTTCTCAAACTCAACGCTGGTCTTATATCCATCACTGGTTTCTTGTAGTATTGGAAACACACCACCCACATTAGGTAGCGATACTATTCTTATCTCATGTTCATAGTCAAAACGAGAATTGTTCGGATCTAAACGCTCAATCCTCCTGTGCATTTCTGCTTCATCATCTTCTGCTGTGAATATTATTGTATTACCAAACGCAGTAGACATTGATTGACCACTGGATACTTTCATAGCTAGATCCAATGTCATCATACCTTTACCAGCATCACCAGCCGCTGAGAATATAATAGGTACACCTAACGGTAATGTATCTCCGATTAAAAACTTTTGTTCAGGAGCTTCACCCTGAAACCTTTTTATTAATAAACTTTCATCTAATAAATTAATTGTTTTCTTAACATGCTTAATTGTTGTGTTTAGAAAATTACCAATGTCAAAGTTCTCTGCTATGGCATCTGCGGCATCCCATCTCTCTGGTTTTCCCGCTGGTGGAGTTAACATTGTCACTGATCTAGCACCAGCGTTCATAGCTAAATCTTGTATTAGTTCAGCGACTCTCTTACCAGCAGTATCGTTATCAGGCCATATTGTTAGCTCTTTACCATGCAAAGGTGAAAAGTCAAACTGACTAGCTGACTTACGAGATAACATCCCAGCACCACCTAAAGTACATGTAGCTGTAAATCCTAAATCATTTAAGGCATCAGCACACTTTTCGCCCTCAACCCAAATAACTTTATCTGACGCTGTTATGTTTGGTATGTTGTATAAGGGCCTAACGTCTGGCATCTTTGGGTATGGATTAGTACCAGTAAACTGACGAAACTCTTTCTTTGGTTTACCATGATCGTCTATCACAGGATTACCAGCACCATCTCTCATGTTGTAACGTCTTACCATACACAAGACTTCACCATCTGAATTTAAATATAAATGCTCACCGTCATAAGGAGTATTTATTGTTATCTGCTGCCTTAGAGATGGATTAATTATTGGTGGTGGGGCTTCCTGATCTCTAACGAAACCAGGCATATCGTCTAAATAATTTCCGAACAATTCTTTAATTTCAGGGAGGCGCATGCCTCTGCCCTCCATTAAAATCTTAACTATACCCCCAATACCCTCCGCTCCGTTGAAGTCCTGACCCTTCATGAAGTATGGTGATCTGGGATTAATATCTATCTTCAACGATTGACCAGCCTCTCCAGATAATGATCCGATAGAAAACTGATCCCCACGAACAACTCCGTTTGGATATGTATTTCTAAGCTCATTAATCTGCACCTCTGGTGGTACTTTCTCACTAATTAATTCTACTAATTCATGTGCGCTTAATTCACGATTTTTATTGCCAAGCCTTATTATAGTCATTATTATATCCTTACTTCATTGGCTGAAGTCTATAGGCGACATACATTATTTTTTTCCTCTCATGTCGCCTATATTAACTCCAACATTTATCTTGAAACTCACACCATTTACAATCATAAAAATCTCTTGAGAATGCTATTCTGGGTAAAATCTCATTTACTTTTGTTGCTTCTAAAATATTAACTGCTTTATCACTAATCTCTTGTGCTAAAACTTTATTAAATGGAACAAGCTCATAATATATTTGACTTGTATTTTTATTTAATACTGTAAACAGACACGGATGCTCTGTTAGATTCATGTATGCTTGATACAAAGCTATTTGTGCAGCGTAAACTGGATTAGTCCTGACTACGCCTTTCATCATAAATTCTCTAAACTTTTTATCATTAGCTGACTTATTTTCCCATAAACATGGATACCCCATGTCCACAGGTCCTCCACAAATTACACCGTCTATATGACCTTTTATCTCCCCATCTGCGATAGAAAAACCAAATTGTTCGCCTTTTTTGTCTTCTGTTCGCAAATCAAAGTTAGCATTTTTTAACCATTGTGCAACAGAATCTTCTATTTCGTGTCCAAACTGAAATATTCTTAGAGTGTTTGCGCTAAACTCACGACCCTCATCGGCTTCATATCCCATGTATCTGTATTGTATTTTTCTGGAACAAGATTCGCCCAGAGAAGATCCTCCTAAGTAAGTTCTTTTACCTTTCTTTTCGTTGAAATCTATGATGCTTTGATCTACTGCATCTGATATTAACTGTGTTATCTTTTTAGAATGGGGCATCACCGCCCCCTTTCCATGATTTATCCGAGTATTGAAAGTGGATACGAGCAATATATTCTCCATCGTAAAATTCGTCTATGTTAGACGCTAGTTGTATGTTTGATATTATACCAACAACTTCGTCCTCTGACAAATCACGGAGTTTTTTATCCCAGCCTATTTCTGAACAAATTCTAGCAAACCTTTTTAGTGGATGGTTGTCTGACAATCTTCATCTCCTTTAATACAAAAAATAACATCAAATGTAGCTCCAAAGTAATGAATGACTGCCTTGCCACCTATAACCTCATCAAAATCATTGAACGTACCCATGATAGCCTCATGAACATACTCCATCATTTCTTCTCTACAACAATCGAGATCTATAGGCACAAACATCTTTCCATATCTTTCACCATCTGGATTTACTAAGAATAGAGTGTAGTCAACTCTAATGCTTGCCATTATCCTCCTCCCCAAGTAATGCTGCATATCCTGGTATGTCTATTATACTATCTAAATGTTTAGGAGAATGTATTAATCTTGCTACCTTGACTAATATCAAACATATATAGACTTGCCATACCATTACCTTAAATCCAAAAACCACTGACCATAACTCTGCTATTCTTTTGTGATTGTCATGAGCATCGCCATAGTCTTTAGCTCTGTTACCATTAATTAACTTCATGGCATTTTTTAATATCTCATCTCGTTTCATGTTTCTCTCCTATAATTATAATTCTTCTGTCTATTTGCTCTTTGTTCCAAACATAGTTTAACCAACATGCTGCTTTGTATTTGTTCCAACTAAAATCTATTGGCTTAACATCAACACCATAACGTCTTAACATCTCCGTTTGTTTTTGTGTCACAGCTTCATTTAACCATCTTTTACCTTTCTTAGCGGCATCACTGTCCTCAATCTGTCTTAGAAAGTCATCAGCAGACGCAATGGCCTGTTCCTTAGTGCCAACACTAACTACCCTTAACTTGCCCCCTGTGCGCTTTACAAGGGCTATAGAGATATCATCTAAATGTGCAACCATACCAAAACCATTAAAACCACTGGCACTCATGCAAACACCATTATTAAATAAATCAATCCATCTAAATGGTGATCTATCCATAAGATCAACCTCTGTCATAACAAAGTCTTCTAATGATTCTCGCTCTTCTTTGCCAAACTCATGGCCACAGATAGGACATTCACGAGAAGATAATGGCACTTCTGAATTACAACTAGGACACAGTTTAACAGGAGCCTCTCCTGATCTTGTAGATTCTGCGCCATCAAGATTAACAC